GGTTCGAACCCCTGATCACGCACCACACAAAACACCGCAATTCCAACGAGTTGCGGTGTTTTTATTTATTGTGTGATTTTTCGCCTATTGTCGATATTGCCACCTAATACCACATGTTAGTGTGGTACAAAGTGTGGTATTTTTATAAACCATCTTCTTCAAAAAACAAAGAAGGAGGGCATTCTGCCCTCGCAACTTATGTATAAAGAGCAGGCGACACTCACCTGCTGAACCACATTATACATATTATGAATAAATATGTCTACCTATACGACTGATATCTCACCGTTTTTATTTGCCTCTACATCGACCCTATCGTTTGTAACAAGAGTTCCGTCCTTAATAGCAAATACAGCATTATCACCCTTAATTAGACCTTTCTCTATGCGACCTCCATCACTGTTGTAGAATTGCCATTCATCATCAGTTTTTACCCATCCAGTCTGCATAACTCCATCTGAATTAAAGTAGTAATTCTTTCCTGATATCGCATGCATACCACTTATATAGGCACTTCCATCGTTAGGCTCTAGGTAGTACCACTTACCGCCAATTGACAGCCACCCTGTGTGCATCTTGCAGCTGCTATCAAAGTAGTACCACTTGTCTTTGATTTGCTGCCAGCCGGTAACAGCATAGCCTGAACTGTCGAAGTAGTACCACGCACCATTTAGCTGCGCCCAGGTTGATTTATAGTAGTTACCTTCTTTAGTTTTATACCACCAACCCTTGGAGTCTTGTATCCATCCTACAGTTGGAGTGGTTGAGTAATCTGGTCTATATATATTTCTTATATTTTTAGGATATCTAATTCTTATAGCTACTCTTGATCCACTCGTATTTCCCTCGAGTGTGGTAAGTGTGCCATTCGCATTTCTACTTATCACGAACCCTATGTGGTCTCGCGAACCGCTCCCGGAGTTATTTCCTTTTCCCGACCAGCAAAATATGACGATGTCACCAGCTTGTGCCTCTGAAAGATTTACCCATTTCAGATTCTTACTACACCAAATCTGTGCGTTAGCGACATTGTTGTTTTTCTCCCATTTAATGCCTAAATGGGAAAGAACGTATGATACAAAGACTGCGCACCAAGCCCAACCTCTATATGAGGTTGAGCCGTAGTACCAGTCTGCAAATGTTGCAGAGCCTTGTCCGAGGAATTTTCTAGCATACTCTATAACTTTATTCCCATTCATCTTACACCTCCTTGTCTGTTGGTGCATCTGATGGATCGTGCTCCTCTTGTGATATCGCTGTAAATCCTGGTGTGTGCTCTCCTCCAATCTCATCTCTAGGCTTTTTGTAAGTCATAGCCATTTTAGAGTCGCTTGTGCCTTTAGTTGTCGGATCGGTTATAACCCCAATCTGCCATAGGAAGAATAAAAGCATTTTGGCTGTTTCTTCTAAAAGTTCTTGTTGAGGTACTCCTTGTTTTACCGCATTAATCACTTTTATGAACTGATACAACAGCGCAATCATGCCAAGTGCAAATGTAGTCAGCCATGCGTAATTTCTAAACCTTACTCTCCAATTGATTCTCATCTGTTTTGCCTCCTTTTAGCAATAAAAATACCGAGCTATGCTCGGCTAACTAACTTATTTATTTTTTTCTAAATCATCTAGCCTATGATTTATCACTTTGAGCTTTTCCTCTATCACAGGAATTTTTTGCGCAAACCCATTGTGCAGCCTAACTTCTTCCGTTAGCTTGTCTATCTTGTAATCTGTAAGGCAGCTCGATTTACGGATGCCATATAGAGAGCCACCGCCCGCCCCAAGAGCTGATACACAAGCCACTATAATGCTTGTCCAATCCATCATTACTTCCACCTTCCTGTAGCTCTGTAGAGTATCCTTGCGTTCACTCTAGAGAGCTTTGACATTGATATATAGTAAATACCGCCAATATAGTCTTTTGTAGACATCTTGCGAGTTGTCCAAAGCTCACCATCTGGCGCCTCAATTTCTACACTAGTTAGTGGTGTGTCTATAAATAATCCAGGTGGGAGGTCTGTCCTACTGCCTCCGGAGTAATATACAGGTCCCCAAGGATTCACGGCAGATACGGTGCCGAACCACATTCCCTCTGCAACAGCGGTACCGTCAGCATATTTACGAACGTTCCATGTTATACCACCTGCTGATACTTTGGAATCCTCGTATAGCCCCTCAATACTATCAACTTGTATAGCCTTGGCTATAACAGTTCCATTGCTATCAAATTCCACTACGGGCTCAACAATGCCGTCTAACTTAGGTGAATGGAGAAGACTTGCAATTACATTGTCTTCTCTTGTCGAGTCGCTGTGTACGATGAATACAGACATCCCTGACTTACTAATAGCTGTAAGGTCGGCAGCAGACGAAGTAAATTTTGATGAAAGAGCTTCTATATCGTAACCCCCTGCTGTTGCAGTAAAGGCTGCGTGCTTTGCCTGATGACCTTGATTAGTTACATTATTTGTGAACACATTTACAGCGCCAGAGCCACCACAGTCAATCGATGCACCCTTAATGTTATACTCACCGTCCCGCGCATCCTTGATACTCTTGATGTCAATTAACTTTTTATCTTGTTCATAAAAGCTAATCCTGTCCTCCGCAAATTCGGCGCTCTTCTTACCATCTTTGCGAATCTGCAACGAATTATCGGTGAGCACCGTTGATGCACCCTCATTCGACTTCGCATTCTTTGATACCACCAGTCCTGTACCAGCCTCGAACTTCATATAGTCCGTTGCAGTTTTTGCCGCCTCGATCGCGGCATTTTGAGCTTGTTCAGCCTCCCTTTTAGCCTCTTCAACTTTTGATGATGCGTCAGCTGCACTCTGTTCTGCCGTAGCGGCCTTACTTGCTGCATCTACCGCTTTATCAGTGACCGATTTAATTGATTTAAGATTTATGCTATCACTTGCCAATGTTCCCATATTTATGCCTCCAACTGTGCTGTTACATTCGCAACCTCAATGTTATGAACTCTATAGGTTGTGCCCTCATGTACTCTGTCACCATCCTTGTACCAAATAACCTTACCGATTGACGCAATCTCACTGTCGTTCAGCCTCTTACCATCCTTGTATACGTGGGCTGTAAGGGTCGTATCAATTAGTGTGTCGGTGAATACTGTACCGCTTGAACTCTCAACGGTTAGATTATAACTGCTACCACCTGTGCCGGGTGTTAGATTTAGATTAGCAAGTCTATTCGCGAGCTCTCTCACCTGGTCATCAATGCCGCTAACCTCTTCAACAAAATCACCCAGTTTAGCCTCTATTTTCCCAGCAGTAACTGACGTCTTAAGCTCTAATAATCTACTATATATATATAATTCACCTTCATCATTAACGATGTGTACGGTATCACCAATGCGTAGATTATCAGGTAGTACAGCTATATCTACCTCATATGTATATACTGGTACAGATAATTTCTTGAGCTCCGTCACAGCATGAGCACATAACTCTGATTGTGATGTGGTCTCAAAGCTGTACGTGCGTTCGATGTGCTTGCCATTGCTCCAGGTGCTTCCCCACTGTGCAACGGCACTTCTTGATTTGAGGAGTTTACCGTCCACATAGATATCACCATCATCATAGCTATACCCCTCTAGTGTTATAGGCTCACTGCTACCCTCTGGTGTACCTCCTGTAACTCTTAGAGCTGTTGCGAGTGTCTGCACCGACTCTTTATCACGTATGTTCTTTACATCTCGACCGAGTCTAAGCTGTACCTTTGCATCTTTACCCCTCTTCTTCCAGAGGTTAATTAGCAGCTTTTTAACCGTCATACCTTCGATTTCAAATGAATAGGATACTTCTGCATCGAACTGTGTTGCAATAGAGTTGATTCGTTCAGCTACGGTGCTTTCACCATCCCATTTAAGTGTTCTCTTAAGATTGGATATTTCATTTACTCCAATCTCAAATCCTGTACCTCTTATCCATTCATCAACATACCCCGCAGCTGTATAGGCTTGTGATGCCTCGTACTTTTCTGCAATGGAATTAAGTAGGTCCATCCCTGCATCTTCGCAGTATAATGTAACCTCTTTCTTTTCCTCATCAAACTCACGGTCGATTATGGTGTAAAACTCGTTCTCAGCATTATGCTTGCGCAGCAAATAATTACCCGCCTTGCATAATTTGCGCAAATCGTGCTGTGGACTATCTCCATAACATATAGCTACTTCAAAGATAACAACTCCGTTCGACACATATTCCGTTTTTCCATCTTCAACAATTGACAGACCTTCATTAAGGTTAGTAGAGGCTTGACCGAGTATCTGCATTTTGCGGTCTGCAAAGTAGATAATCATAGGTATACCTCCCTATATGTGAGCTTTGCTGTGGGTTTATCCTTTGTAAAAGCTGAACAAGCAAAGTTGATTCTGTTCTGTCCTGGAACTAACTTCAACGTCTCCCAGTCGTTACCTAACGCCCCTAAATCTGGTCTAGGGAGGTTATTCACCTTTATAGAACCATCAGAGCAGTCGGCTATGAGATTGTCGCCCCTAGCGAACTTGTTAGGGATGTCGTCGAACTTCTCGACATTGGTTTTTCTGAACTTTACCCAAAATAAGTAATTGAGCATTGGTGGGTAAGTATCTCCCATACCTCTATACTTCGTCGAGGCAAATGTAACCTTAGTCGCCTTCATATCCTTGCCTTCTGGCACAGTAAACGAGAGTATTCGACCCCCAACATTGAATCTGAACTGCTCGCCAATCTTACTAATTGATATCGTCCTTACAGGTGGGTGTCCAGCATAGCCGAACCCGAACCAATCCGAGAAATAGCCAGCATCGAATTCAAAGTAATGCACGTACTTGCCTCCCGCATATATCTTCGCATTCGCAGCTGTGCCCGAGTACCATTTAAGTAACTCGACACCAGCTACAACGTTACCGCTATCGTCATGTATCATGCATTCGTAAGTTCCAAGACAACGTGGATCGCAACTATCGTTTAGAGCCCAAACTAAGAAGTATGACATTTCAAAGTTCTTTGCGCCCTTAGCTCCCTCGCTGTCTGCTGGAATTTCTTTTGTTACAGACGGACCACTTAATTCAGCACTCATATTGGAGCCATAACTAGATGGGGTTATGTACTTAGCGCCAGATTCCTTAACTTGAAATGCACCTTGATACAGATGCCCTTCATGGGGCTTGCCTACGTTCTTACTCCAGCTACCAAGTGTAGCCTCATTGAACTTGTCGTCAATAAGCGTTTGACTCTCCGTATGTGTGGTGGTGTCAAGCTCTTTAGGATCTCCTAACTGGATCACATGGCTTTGTGCATCAGAAAATACTATATAACCACTCTCTCCGTGTCTTGCTTGCGCGAAGTCAACGGAAAATATCGGTGAACTTGGCACCGTTCCGTTGTAATTGATATTAAAAACTCCGTCAACAGCCTGCACATTGTATTCGCTTATGCTGTATTTAAACGGATCCAGGCATTGTATTTCAAATTCGCTTGTACGCACACATGAGTTATGATTGATGTCTCCGTTCATTATTGGAGTACCGATATAATAAACGTCTTTTTCATCCTCAAATGCAATCTTCGCATTATTGACATTTAGTAATTCATTTAACTTCCTAAGTTTCTTTAGGACACCATCTGGAGTCTTCCCCTCTATTAAAAACCCTACCTTTAGCGTTCTTGATGGAAACCGCTTATTTTTAAGCTTACTGCCATTTGAATTTTCTAACTCTATTAATTTTAGTTCTGCAGCTAAACTCTCTCTGCCTTTGACATAACAAGTTAAAAAACCGGGCAGCACGTCTTCTATGTGCTGCCCGTTAAGAATTATTGAATTTTTGCTATGAGATTTACCTAGAAACATTTCTATACTCTCCCATTTCTTCTATCTGTTCTTATGTG